TCTATTCCTGTTTTTCCATAACCTCTATCAAATAAATCAGAACTTATGACATCATAACCATTTTTTTTAATTACTTCTGACATTTGTCCAGTACCACAAGCACATTCATAAACTTGACCAATAAATTTTTCTCTGTCTAATAAAGATTGCGTTGCAAATTCTGGTGTTGGGTAAAAATCGTCTTTCTCTCTCCTTTTTTGGACATCTACACCTGCCATTCTATGTGCTTCTATTTTCATTTTTTATCCTTTCTTAAATCATCTAATTGTTTTATTCTTTTTTCGTATTGCTCCAATGTTTCGCCAGAAAAATATCTGAACCAACAATCAGCACAATAATCTCTACCTCTTTCAACCACATCTGCTTTCATCTGGCATTTACAACAAGTTCTCATATCGCCATAAATGTTCATTTTTCCATTTCGGCTGCTATTATAGCTTTTCCGATTTCTCTTGCGATTTGGGGTACAATTGAGTTTCCAAGTGCTTTGACTCTGTTGGCTCTATCTTTGTCCAATTCATAGGATAACCCATCAGGAACTCCACAAAGTTCGGATTGAGTTTGCCACCAGGTTTTTTGTCCAAGTGGTGCATTACATCTTGTAGTCTTGCTCCATAAGTCATATGAGGTTTGTTTTTCTTTCGAAGAATAAAACCTCCAGAGCTCACTTGTTCTACTCTGTCTGGTTGAGGTGTTTTGTCGTTTGTAGCATTTGG